TATGACAATAGATTTTAAGATTGTTAAGTCTCATTAGTTCCCCTTGGGAATGCCCGAAGAGGGATTCGAACCCCCGACCAATAGAATGTAAATCTACTGCGCTACCGCTGCGCTATTCGGGCTTGTGATAGTTTTCTGAGTTAGCATGTATCTCTCTGTGACAGTTTGCACAGACAAGAATACACTTTGCTGCTTCTACTCTCTGTTTTTCAAGAGATGCAGTAGAGCCAATAACCTTACTCTCCTTTATAGAAGGATCGGGATGATGAAATTCCAGTGCTGCCAGACACTTATTATAACCACAAATAGAACAACAGTTTCCTGCCTCTTCTTTCAGAGTTGCAACATTCTTCCTTCTTGTGGAAGATACCCTTTCAGACATCTTCTTTGCCCAATCGGGGTTCTTTGCTTTTCTTTCTGCGTAAGTTCTTGTATCTGACATATTACTGGTATAACTTTAAATATTTATACCAGTAACTCCCTCACCTGGACTCGAACCAGGAACTTAGAAGTTAACAGCTTCTCGCTCTGCCAATTGAGCTATAAGGGATTGTGTTTTTCCTCTTTACATAATCTAAAGTAGAGTTTGTAATACCTTTGTTTCATCTCTGAAATGGTACTCATGTCCTCTTCAAATCCCATGTATTTACACAGTTGAAAAGAACCTTCAAGTTCACTCAGTAATCTTAACACATTGATTGATGTTGTCTCAAGACCACCAAACTGATACTTTTCTCTACCCATAATGTTCCCGCTCAGTAAAAAGAGCATTGAAACGTCCGCAAAAGACGCATTATGTTCCCGAACGGGAAAGCGGAATAGGGGATTCGAACCCCTGACGTTCAGCTTGGAAGGCTGACATTCTACCACTGAATTAATTCCGCGAGGCGGGACATGCGGGGATCGAACCCGCGATCTCTGCCGTGACAGGGCAGCGTCATAACCGCTAGACCAATGTCCCAGGTGGGGCAGTTGCCTGCCCCGTAGGTCAGAGTGCTATTGCTCAAACGGCAACGGCAGTCCTCCTGAAGGATACAATGTTATTTGCATCTATTATGTGCTTATCCAAGCAGGTTTCAGTCACACTCCTAACACCCCGTCGAGACCATGGCACCCCCATGAAGTGGAAGTGAGCGGAATCGAACCGCTGTCCGAAATATCGGTTGGTGTAACCTATTCCTCAAAAGAGGAAAGCCTTCTGTCGGACTTGAACCGACGACCTACGGTTTACAAAACCGTTGCTCTATCCAGCTGAGCTAAGAAGGCGAGGCGACTCGTGTTGGATTCGAACCAACGACCGACTGCTTAGAAGGCAGTTGCTCTATCCAGCTGAGCTAACGAGTCGTGAAGGGGACCTATTGTCCCAGGTTTTCAGAACCACCAAGTTGAACTGTTGTCGTTCCGTGCTTGGTTGCTTTATTATACATCACCTCATGGATATCGTCAACCTCTTTGGTGGGAGGTTTTTCAACAGTTCTGCCAACATTCTCCAGGTGTCTGAGTTGTTTTTCAGACCTGGGTGCTTCACCAAACCAAGAGTCGGAAGGTGTCACAACGGGTGCTGGAACTGTCTTATGAGGTGATGGGTCCTTAGGTTCAATCAACACTTGGATTGGTTTCCTAAGAACCTGTTTGATTTTTTGAATCAACTTAGTAATCATAACCGAGTCTTGAAGTGATTTTGAAGAACTGCGTGACTCTTTACAGGCTGTCCATAGTAACTTGCTCCCCAGACAGTGGGAAGTGATGCCCACTCAGGTGCCAGTGCTGCCAGGATACGCTTGGAGAGACCTTCTTTTTTGAGAAGATACTCCAGGTCATTTGCGTTATTCACACGAATGCCCACCTGGTTCAGTCGTTTCAAGATTAATCTTACAGCACCCTTGTCCTGTCTGTCAGGGGTCATTGCTCCACCTCCCAAACTGTCCCAAGTGGTGCTGAGAAACTGGTAACGACCAGCAGCATCAGAACGATAACGACCAGACCCGAGAATTTGACGAGGGTGGTTCACACCAGAGAACTGTCTTCCAGTAAACTGAGTGTTGTAACCGTTGTTAGGACGATAAGCAGTTCCTTCTGCGAAGGCAATTGTGTCTAGAAGTGCCATGGTGGCAGGTCCAAACTGATTCTTTCGACCATCTTCGCCATGTGTCAGTTTGTGGAGAACAGCATCATCCTGAACATCAACATGGTGATGACCATGAGGAAGGAGTGACGCTGCCATCAGAGGCAAACCAAACAACAGTTTTCGGAATTTCATGATTTTAATAATGTTGTAACAATTGTAACACGAATTATTTCAGTTTGTCAAAATAATCTTTTCGGTAGTACCGATTCATAATATTGCTGTTATAGAAACGAGGTGTACCGTCTTCGAGTGCCTCTGTAAGCACATTGTTCTTGAACAGTGCCTCGGTTTCAGCAAAGTTTGTTTTCCCTTTTGTCTTGTGAAGGGATAAGATTTCTCTCTTAAAGTTCTCCACACCCAAGAGTTTTATGTCATCCTTGAGTTCATCAGAGGATCCATAATACTTCTTCCAGTCCGACTCTGACTTTACCTTTCTTTTCTTTCCTCTAGGCTTTCTGTGGAACCAGAAAACCTTTCTACCAATGTAGAGTCGGTCGTTGGTGAGATTGGTAATCTTATAAACAAAACCAAAGTTATCCCCAATATCGTCAGAGGTAAAAGGGACTTCATCATATAACCAAGGGTTTTCGTAGTCACACACTCATCAGGTTTCATCTGTCTTATTTAGAGAGACGATTGTAGATACCTGCGGCGTGTTGATTATGTTCAACAAGTTTCTGTGCCCAGATTCTGTCCTCTAAGGAGACTTCTCTTTGGAGTCTCATCCTAGTGCAGATCTCCACCAGGCGTAATCTATAATCTTTACTTAGTGTCATTACGATACCACGAATGCCAGTCAGTGTTCCATTCATCATCTGGATCCCCAGTCACATTCCATCTCTCAGCGACAGCACGAATCCTGGGATCAACTTGTGTGATGGTTTGTTCTACCTTCACACCATAGTATAACTCAACAGATCTCTTTAGGAAAAAGAGAAGGAGAGGTGATTTAGAACACCACCTCTCCAATCTTCTGATGAAGCATTTCTTATCACGACCAAAGAGAAACTCGAACTCGTAATAGAAACCTTCACCAAATCCTTTAGAGTTGGAATCCCGAGAAGGTGTCTTTCTTGACATCTTGCTTGAAGGATCCGAGGACGTAACTCTCCAATTCTGTTTCTTGTGGAGCGACTTGGAGTCCCTTAGAAGAGATCCAGTGTTGCGTCCAGGGAAGTGGGTTGTTCTTCGCTGCGATGTCATAAACTGGTTTGAGGCCAATGGCCTTCATTCTACGATTTGCAATCCACTCAACATATTGTTTGAGGAGTGTGTCATTCAATCCTATCATACTTCCGTCTTTGAACAAGTAGTCTGCCCACTTCTTCTCTTCGTTCACTGCCCTGTCAAACATGGCATAAACCCACTCTTCCTCTTCCTCCATGATCTGTTTCATTTCAGGATCATCACCATCTCTCCACTTGTTCAGGATGTTCTGGGTGATGGCAAGGTGTTGGTTTTCGTCTCTGGCGATGAGGGAGATGATCTTGGCAGATCCTTCCATGAGCTTAAGTTCACCAAAGGCGAAAGAACAAGCAAAACTAACGTAGAACCGAATACCTTCAAGAATGTTAACGTTGGCGACTGCTCTGAACAGTTTGCGTTTGACATCTTTGAGTTCTTCCTGTGCTGCTGGGACTCCTTCTAACTGATGCAACCAACCAGTGCCGTTACCATAGGTTTGGGCAGTATTGATAAAGTCATCATAAGACTCAGTAACACTCTTTGCTCTCTCAAGGATTCTTGGATCCTTGATGATAGTGTCGAACACATCCGAAGGATCGGAGTAAATGTTCTTGATAATGTAAGTGTAAGAACGTGAGTGAATCATTTCCATGAAACCCCACACCTCCATGCACGCTTCCAGTTCAGGAAGAGAACAATAAGGAATGAATGCCATACCAGGACCACGACCCTGAATGGAATCAAGCATGATCTGATACTTCAGGTTAGAAGTATAGATGTGCTTCTGTTCTGGACGAAGAGTCAGATAATCTGACCTGTCCTTCTGAAGGGAGACCTCTTCTGGTCTCCAGAAGTATCCCAGTTGTTGTGTTGTGAGTTTCTCAAACACAGGATACTTGTAAGAATCATATCTCTGAACACCAAGAGGAGCACCAAAGAACATTGGTTGCTTCTTAGTGTTCACTTCAGTGCTGTTAAAAACAGTCATACCTTTCACATTAACATTATTATTATCACCAATGGGTGAAACCTTAAATTGCACAGGATTCACAGACTTCCTCCTCTGACTCTGATAGTTCTTTTACTAGATCTTCTAATTTTGATTTTGTATTTTCTTTTTCATCATCACTTCCATCATGTTTTGAATCATAAGTGTTGTGATAATAAGAAGTCTTCCATCCATACTTATAGGTGGTGAGGAAATCGTTTGCAATCACGGATGTTGGAACTTCACGATCGGGATAATCTTCCAAGTTGTAGGACCAGTTACCTGAGATGGCTTGGTCGAAGAACTTCTGCATTACGGCAACAACGTTAATGTAACCCTTGTTGCTTCCCATTTCCCAGAGCAGAGTGTAGTGATTCTTCAGTGTGGAGTACGAAGGAACAATCTGCTTAAGAACCCCCTTCTTGCTCTTCTTAGCGGACAGGAATGCTCTAGGTGGTTCAATTCCGTTTGTGGCATTTGACACAACGGAACTGCTCTCTGAAGGCATCTGTGCGGACAAAGTGCTGTGTCGGAGTCCTGATTCCAGGATAGATTTTCTAAGACCCTCCCAATCATAGTTCAGTGGAACGTTACTAATCTCGTCTACATCTTTTTTGTAGGTATCAATGGGAAGAATCCCGTCTGAATATTTAGTTCTACCAAAGTACTCACAGTGTCCTTTTTCCTTCGCCAATGTGTTGGAAGCCTTAAGAAGATAGAACTGGAATGCTTCGGACAGTTTGTGGGTTGCATCCCATGCTTCTTGTGACTCATAAGGTGCTTCTAACTTGGCAAGGTAATGTGCCAGACCAATGAAACCAACACCCAGGGAACGACGTGCCTTGGTGGCAATCTCTGCTGCCTTGACAGGATAATCCTGATAATCGATCAGTTCCTCCAGACCCCTTACAGCGAGGTCACAGAGATCTTCCAGGTCATCCAGTCTGTTGATCTTACCAACGTTGATGGCAGAAAGAATGCAGAGAGCGATCTCACCTGTCAGGTCATCAATGTGCTGCAGGGGGTAAGT